ACTTTGAGTTGATAATTAAATAATAATCATTACCTACTTTTAAATAAGTTTTATATCTATTGATATTATTTTTTATATAGTTTACTCGGAAGTTTATAAATTTATTAGAAACTTGGTCATCACCTTTATGTTCTTTTTGATTTACTCCATCATTGTATGATAGTGAAACACGAACACGATTTGTATCCAACACTTCTTCAATCGTTGCTACATAATCTCTTTCTGATATTTTCGCACTAACATTAGCAGGTGTGGTTATGGTTTCGGTTGAACTTATTTGTGTTGAACTACCACCACCAACTCCACCAGTTCCAGCACTTATTCTTGCACGAATATTTTCTCGTGCTTGTCCTGGTAAACTAATGTCTTCATTTATTGGATTGAAGTCAAATTCGTAATCTGGAAATGCTTTTGCCATTATCTTATATCATATGCCCTATCTTGTAATGCTTGGTCTGCATAAAATTGTTCTAATTCTGTTGAATCGGTATCATTTAAAATTTCTATCAAATCTTCAGTTGTATAATTTGGAACTTCATTATCACCCTCATAGTCTTGTACAAAAGTTGAAGGTTCTTCAAAGTCATCAAATGAATCAGAATTGTCCGTATCTTCTAATCCAGAAATTTTATACATTTTCGGTATTACGATTTCTCCACCGACCATATTTTGTGTAAATCCTCTATCGTTGGTATCGATATCAAATTCTAAAACATACGGGTCTTTTGAATCAAACTTTATACCACCGGACTCATTTTTCTTAATTGGACGATATTCAATTATTTCACCCATTGCTTTTAAATTATTTTTGTAAGATGAGTTTTTTAATTGTTTATCTACTTCAACTATTAATTCTGTTTTATCTGGTGATATGTCAGATATGATGTAATTAAATTCTCTTTCAAATAATTCTTTTCTTTGGTTAGTAGATTTTTCATCTCCGATAAATGTAAAGAATCTGGTTTCTCCATTAATTTCTTTTTCATCTATTTTACCATACCATACTTTTCCTTGGTCATCAACAAATACACTTTGTTCTCTACCAGCAAGTCTTCTTAAAAATTTATACTCTACATCATACTCACCTTCAGTAAAACCTAAATCTCTTAGGTGTTGTCCTATGTCTAAATCAATGAACTCTCCATTTTGGTCAAAGTTTAAATTATCAATACTGAGTGGTGATTCTTGCAACAACTCACCTGTGGTAGAATACACACATATTATCAAGATGTCATTATCGAAATCTCTACCATAACTACTATACACTTTTTTTAGTGATTCATAGTTTTTTATTTCTTGTTGTGTAAATCCGTATTCTGCCATTATCTATCTTGAACATATGGTAAACCAAGTTTTAACCATATTTCTTGTCCTCTTCTTGTATGATATAGTTGTTTGTTAATTACATCATCATAAATAAATCCATCTAAATCTCTTTTCAAATCTCGGTAGTTTGCTCTTGGTCTACCACTTCCACCCAATCTTTTCTTTTTACCTTTCTTTCTAAACTTTTCTACGTTGATTTTATCTTGCCTAAAAGATTCCCAACCTGGTACATTTTTCCCACCTACTGGGCCTTCTGTTTTGAAAAATCTATTAAGTCTACTATGTAATAAATCAGTTGATATATCTGGTGTAAAGTTTTCATTAAAGTATTCACTAATAACTTGTATCAGAAAATCTCTATTGGTCATTTGAAATTCAACTTCTTCTTCTGATACTGATGAAGTGGTTTCTGTTTGTTCGGTTGTGGTTGTTTGTGAATTTGGTATAAAAAAAGTAAACTCATTAGGAACTTGTTTTTCAAAAAATCTTTGTTTATTTTCTAAACGAACTTCTTGAAATGATTCCTCAACTGAAACTCCTTTTACATTACTTTCAAAAGAAACATATGCTCCGTCTTCATCTCTTGGTGGAACATTAGCATCAACCGAACCTGATATCTGTTGTCTTTTCTTTAAGTCCTCAACTTTGGCCAAATACTCATTGATATCACTATCTATCATATTGTTGTAAAGTTGTGATTTTCTTTTTGCTTCTTCTATTGAATATGGCATTTTATCTCACTACTCTAAATTCATAATTGTCATCATAGAAGTTTATTTGTTCATCTGATGTTCCACTACCACTCACAACTTTAATTGCGAATCTGTAATTTCTTTCTGCTTGGAATCCGTTCATCCATAAGTTAAAATAATTACCTGAACTATCACAACTTATTTTTGAACCTGTTCCAAATGGAATAATTACTTCCTCAGTATCAGCATCTCTTACTGAATAATATATTGAACCACTTGGTAAATATTTTACAGTAAGTTCTGATGGTGTGGTTGAGAATGCTGTTGTAGGATAAAGTTCTCTACCCACAACTCTAAACTTCACGATTGAACCCTCTTTGTATTCTTGTCTTAAATTTTTAAAATAAACTTTTAATCTTTCCAAGTCTGAAGAACTTAATGCTGATAAACTTCCTGTTGCCCAAGAACTATCGTCCCATTGAACTTCCAACTTAGGTGGATAGATTGTGTGTGTATCGGTAGAAAAGAATTTTAAGTTTCCTAATCTTGTTGAACTACTTTCATCTTTTGTTGTATCACTACCTGGATTGTATGAGAAATCTCTTGAACCTGTATACAATGATTCTCGTTTAACAATAAATCCTCTATTAGGAAATAATGATGAAGAATAAATATGATTCTTGACTAAGTCCGTTACATCTATTCTGACATCTCGTGTTGCTTTGGTCATACTAAACGATGAACTAACTGAATATTGTCCACCTTGACTTCCTGTCCACCAAGAACCTCCGTCAGTCAAAACTGAACCAGTTACCCAAGGTGTTTGTTCGTCGTGGTTTCTATATTGATAACTTACTCCGTCAGTCGTTACTGGGTTGTGGTCAAGTTTACCATTACCCTCAGTCCAATCACTACCACTCACCATATATGCGAATAGATTTTGATTTCTTAATAATTCTTCTGAACCAGCGTCGTATAAATTTAAATAATATTTTGCCGTAGAAGGTATTTTACCAGATTGTATTGATGATGAAATATCTGTGTAATCAAATTGTATTAATGCTCTTGAAATGTTTTGTACTGAACCATTTTCAGCAACAACCTTGTTTACTTCAAGTATTTCATCTGCACCAGTATTGATAGATGATGTTGTACCACCTGAATATATTGTTGCGTCTTTATCTCCAAATATAAAATAATGCATTATCTATCTCCTACTACACGACCTTCAATATCTGTATTAGGGAACTTGACTTCAAAGATACTTGGGTCAAGTGATGGATATACGATTCCGTCTTTTGTTGCTGATTGTGTGTCGTATACATTTCCACTATATCCGTCAGATACTAAGTGTTTGTTTGTAATTACTATAAGTTGTTTATTAGGATTATTATCCTCTGGTGGAACCACCGAGACAACTCCGTCAACCAATGATAACTGATATGCTATATCTGATAACACAATCGGTTGATTGATTTGCCATTTATCTATTCTGAAAAATTCTTTTACTTTTTGTATTGCTCTCAACAACACATCATTTTTATTATATCCTCTACGAACCACAATACTAAATCTTACTCCTATGTTGATTATGTATCCGTCTTTAATATTGATAGCATCTGTCAATACTCTGTATTGAGAAAGATATGTTTTTAAATTTTCTTTTACTGCTGTGTTTAGTTGTGTAAGTTTTTTGTTTGCATTATATCCTAAAGTATATAGATTTAATGCTAATGGATTAGCTATACGATTACCACCTTTAACTTCTACCACTTGTCCATTGATAACTTCTAATTGACCTTCTTCTAATTGTTCATCTTGAACGATAAATGCTTTTGCTATGTTTCCATATTTTTGTGGTAAAGAATATGCTCTGATAATGTAATCTTGTCTGGTTACTGCTCGGTTTTGAGCGTTGAAAAACGCTGTTGTATTCTCTTTTATTTCCTGAGTAGTTTCCTGACTTGAACCACCAGTTGCTTGGTTAGGATTTGTTATGGTTAAACTACTTTCTGCAGTAGTTACTAATGTAGAATCCAATCCAGTAGAATTTACTGAAAATGTTATTCCACCCAATCTTGTTATAGAGTTTGCTCTAACATTGTGTTCAACTGCTCCACCATAATCATATGTTACGGTCAAAGTAGTATTACTTGGTGCTAATCCAAATGTTCTTGTTTTTAAAAAGTTAGTTGGGTCAAATGATTCATCTAATCTTGACACACCAACACCTAATGCTGAACCAACATTATCTGGATTTGGAATTAAATCTTCATCAGCATTTTCACTAACACCCGAACCAAATCTTAATTCTAATTTATCATCTTCAAGAACTCTTGTAGTAAATCTTCTTGGTGTTTTAATTAACTTCATCAAGTATGGTGTATCGTTTTGATATTGTGATAATACGGGGTCATTTAATGATGTGTTTTCTACTGATTCAAATAATGTGTCTTGTGCTAAGAAAGGAACTTCATACCAAGTATTACCATTACTATCAACAACTGATATAATGTTTGTTGCTTTTTTATTTTTCAAAACAACCTTGTTAAACTTTTTAGCATTTCCAAAAGTAAAAGTTTCTGATGCACGAGTTCCTGATTTTGCTATCGCACTTTTTGTTAACTTAAAAGTTGTCGGCACATTACCTGTTGTAGGTGTAACCATTTCAACTCTCATTGGGTCAAGTGAACTCGATACCTTGAAGTTTACATCATCAAGAATTGTAAAGTCAACACCTGTATCGGAACTTACAATACTATTGGCAGATAATATTCCACCATATCGTAAGTCTGCACTATAAGTACCACCATTGTCTATTGCTGGAACTTCCATACTGACTTCTATTTCTGCTGTTGAAGGTGTTGCTAATTTAGGTTTGTATCCGTATGATTGAGCTAAATTTAAAATATTTTTTCTTTCTTCTGCTTGTTCTAAAAGAGTTTCTCTAAATTGATTATCAACATAATAATTCATTACATCTCCAACATATGCTGCCATTTCTATAAACATCATACCTGGTGATGATTCATTAAAATCATTGTATGTGGTTGGGAAATAAGTTTTAGCAAACTCAATAAGGTTTGCTCTAATATCGGTAAAATCTCTACCGAGATAACTTACTTCTTTTTTAACTATCTTTTTATTAGTGTTGTAATCAACTGCCATTTTATGTTCCTTCAGAATCTACATTGAAATTAAAAGTGATAGAATCCAATGAGTTTGGTTCAATTGTTGTTGAGTATTCAATTTGAATATTTACCATATTTGGATTGGATTCATTTTGAACTACAAATATATTATTGATATTTACATAAGGTAAAAATGTATTAAGAGATTCAGTTATAGTGTTTTGTATATCATCAATAAAAGAATCAGTATATGGTTCAAATAAAAGTCTTTGTAAATCAGAACCAAAGTTTGGCTGAAATACTCTTTCACCTTTACTTGTCAACAATACATTTCGGATATTAGATTTTACTTGTTCATTTAAAGTTTTGGTTTTGTAAAAGAAACCTGACTCATTATGATTTAATGGAAATCTAATTCCAATGTAAATATCATCATTATTATTTAGTTCTCGTGTATTTGACATTATGGTCTAAAGTTCTCACCTTTTTTCTTGTTGTTTATTGCTTTCATCAAACCAGAATAATCACGAGTTAATGCATTCACTACATCTTCTGGAACTTGGTCAACTTTTACACCTGCCTTTTTGATTGTTTGAACTGCACCGACTTCTCGTTTTCTTTCTTTATTTCCACCCATACCTAAATCACCATAACCCAGTACATCTGCCATATTGTCAGAACCCAATACACCACCACCTAATGTTGGATACTCATCAGTTTGTCCTGATGAACCCAATGGTTTAGTGTTGTTCAATACTTCGTTCAACGCTTGGTTTGATGTGTATTGTTTTTTTGGTTTTTGTTTGACGTTTGGTTTAGGTTTAGAAATCGTTTCTGCTAATTTGATTTCTTCTTTG